CACACACCAATCAATAGGATAAAATCCTCCGCCTCTCTTTCGAGAACCAGGGACCGGGCTCTGCTGCACTCACCTCACGGTGATTAGTGAGTGCCCCTAGCCCTGGATTTAGCAAGCACCCGCCAGCCTTCCATACTTGTATGCTTCCTGCACACGATATTCATCGTACGTCAGGAACATAGGTCGTATCTCAAACTGTCGGGAAACGTTCTTGTACTTTTCGATCCATTCGTTGAAGACTTCTCTGCCATGCAAAGACAGTTCGAATGCGGATGTTTCCATATTCTCTACTGTCTTTGACTCGATGTCAAAGTCGCCTCGTACCCAGTTGATCATTTCCAAAACTACGGTGATGTCCAACGGTGCGATGTACTGATGTTCGTCCTCATTCCACTTGAAACTTCGTTTCAAATAGCCAATCTCTGAGAGCTTCCGATATGGAACCATCTCTCCAGATTTAGTCTCATCAGTATATGTCATTCCAATGGTTGCATAGCCTTGTGCGATCGTCACCTGATTGAAAGTGTCGATTGCGGCATCGGAGATATTGACGCAATTATCATCTCCATATGAAACCATCGAGACGTGCTTGTTGAATTCAGCCATAGTCTTCATTTCCTCGGGTACTACCGTAAGCCATACATAACGCATAGATACAGAATTGTACAAGGAATTCAAGATTGCGGTAATCGGACAACCAGAAGGTTGCGAGTGTGTCCACAGATATACATCGTCTCCACACACATGAACCGAATTCACAATCTCTCTCCATAAAACTCGCCTGATAGTGGCATTCTCTTCTCCGTCGTCGTAGAACTTGTTAACAATGTCTACTATTCCGGCGAGCATGTCCAAAATCAGCGTTCCGTCAAAGTTGGAAAAGTCTCCAGCAATAACTTTCTCTCCTTTCGTAAGCAGCTTGTTAGCTGTTCGCGTCCAGTCGTAAGAGTACACATTAGTACCAATAGAAATCTCATTATTTATGCGATTCTTGGCACAATGGGCAGCAAATCCGAGAAAGTACTTGCGGAAGGCAAGAGTATAAACCATAGGTCCAGCAGCAAAAACTCGCGTTTTGCCAGCAGCGACCTTAGCCAAGGGCCTGCGTTCATCCTTTAGGGTATCCGTCCAGATAGTAGGAGTGCGAACATTTTTCTTCGCATTCCTAATAACTTCGCGCATACCTGCCTGGATGCCAGCATCCAGTTTATAATCTTCTTCTCCAAGCCATTTCATCTTGCCTGGCTTCCCATCTTTTTCCTTCGTTAGAGGGAATCCGGGGGAAGACTTTCTGTTAATGGGAGCAAGGAAGGGATCTCCTTCAACTCCAGTAACAGATTCCATGTCAGTCAAAATCCTTTGATGGTCGGGTTCAGCGGCTGTATTCACAATCCGCTCAACATCATTCAGTGCAATCTCCAATCGTTTTTGATCGAGAGGGGGCGGTATAGCGCCAGCCTTCTTCAATCCAATTTTCATGGGGTCTATCACCGTTCCACAAGAGCGGAATGGTGCTAGAGCACTGGGAGCAGTAATCACTGGTGTGACTTTGCCATGCACTGCACTCTCTCTGAGCGCGGTCTTGCTTGGCGAAGCTACCTTGAAAATAGCCTTACCTGCGGGTACAAAGTCACCCTCAGGAAGGTTAACCTGCTCCGATGCGGCCATCGGTCGTAGAAGCTCATCAACATTCAAAACTACTTGAGCATCCATTGGAAGTTTCCTCATCGTAAACAATACATCGTTAGCATTCAGAGGAGCAGACACTCCAATTCCCATACCTCCGGCCACGTGAATCCCAATGATTTTCCGTGCAATGCCAGAGCTAATAGCCATAAGAATAGAGCCACATTCACCATCCTTGGTTTCCATGCTATATTCATATGACTTTCGGATACTGTAACGTCTGTTCTCGCTGTCGTCGTATTGTCGTTCTCGGTCAACAGATTTCACACTCCCATAGCGCAAAATGGCCATTTGGTCCGATGGTGTCAAGAGACAACCATTGATCGTCGCAAATCTGGTCATTTCAGCAGGAGTAGCGATACTGTTGAGTAGGTCAGGATGGTCGTGTACCGATCGGGGAAAGCAAATCAACATTTGATCTTTTGTATCTCCCTTAGCAGTCTCGACCTTCTTCCATTTCAGCTGTTCAATAGGTATTGTATGTCCGTCCTTTGCAAAGTGGTTCCAAATCCGTACTTTCTCTACTCCTTCCAAGCAGGGGATGAGATGTCCGGCAGTGAGGGCTATTCGTCCTCTGATAAAACACACTTTGATCCGTGTTCCGTATGATCCATTCTTGTACATTTCCATATTATACATATTACGTATAATTTTCTGGGAAACTGCAAAAGCATTAGGATCACGCTGCAACTGAGCTTTCATTTCCTCGGCAACTTCGGCGATTGGTTCGTAATCATCAGATTCAAACTCATCGTCCGAGTCTAGAGTCAATTCATGCTCAGTACGCAGTGCTTTCTTGTTCCGTGTCTTTGGATCTCCTGAAGCGGTGAATTCAGTGGTGAGATTGCCTTTCTTCTTGGTTCTTGGATCTCCAGAAGCAGTAAGTTCAACTGTCAGTTTCTCTTTCTTGCTCTTGGTCTTTGGATCTCCAGAACCAGATATCTCAGCATACCACTCGTAATTGTATTTGCCAATCCGTTGTTCTCCAGGATATATGACGCTGAATCCAGATTCGCCGTCACTATATCGCTGTGGAAAGGCTACAATTTCTTTCCGATCACACTCAGGACAAATCTGTCCCCATCCAAGGGATGTTTTCAGAGGTGCAATCTTGTGGATATGTCCGAATATCTTAAGGCATCCCATGCACTCATGTTTATGATAAACACGAGATCCTCGCGTCAGTCCTTCATGCGCTGGTCCAACCAAGGGTCCGTCTTGTTCCACTGCGTCGCCACTTGTACCTCTAAAATAGAGGGCTATGGCGCCGCAGATAAGAGGGACGCAACCTAAGGCTACTGCTATGTACTTGTGCTCTGAAAGCGAATCTTTGACTTTTGTGCAAAAGTCTCCAACTAGGGTTCCCCAGCTTTTAGATTCAGAGCGCAAACGACTTAACAGTGCGCGCGAATGGCGAGTAACCTCTTGCTTCAATTCTTTCACTATAGTGCGAATCATATAAAGCAATACAGGTTTCTTCTTCACCATTTCACGCAAGCGCGTAGCAGCATCATTCTTCCAAATGGAGAAATCCGCTCCTTGAAGGGTCGATGTCCATTGAGCTACTATAGCATTGTCTTCCGCATCTGATGTCTCGAATAAATCATAATCAAGCATGTCGATGTGGTTAACGAATGTGTCTAGTTTGTCAGCGATTTCGTCACGAAACAAGTGTCTGAGTTCGGGATAGACTTCTGCAAATTCCAGAATCTTTTCACTATTCCAACTCGTCATATCTTGCAACTTGACTAATCGCACATCAGAGTCCATGTCGTATAGCCATAAGTCTTCTTCAGCGGCAGTTAAGGCTTGAGCTTTCAATATAGCATTTGCTTCGGCTTCTTTGACCTTGGCATTTGCTTCTGCAATCTCCTTCTCAAGCTTTACACGCTCCTGAGCAAACATCTTATCGGTATGCAGTTGATTTGCATACTCCATAAGAAACTCATTTGCAGCTGTCGCTTTCTGCCATCTTCGTCGATAATGTTGTACTGCCATATTAGCAAACTGCTTATATGTCAAGTACGGTCCACTCTTTCGTCGTCCGGTCACACTGTCAATTAGGATGATACGATAAACATCCAAACAGTGCTTGTCTTCTCCAGTAATGGCTTTAACTTTGGCAGGGTCCAGATACGGAACACCATCACGCAAAGTCGCATATTCGGGCTTCACTTCTATCTCTCCAACAAGGTCAAATCTACGCCTAACCGCTTCAGGGCAAGCAATAGACTCAGGTCTAATTTGACTGACCTTCGTGTTGGAGGTGCATATCACAACTCTAGAGTTGAAGTAGGTCTTCGACTTCTCTTCGAGTGTTGCCATATGCAGTGGATATGGTGCTATATTTCCGGTCCTGATTATCTCCATAAACTCCTTATTAGGATTGCCAGCGGAATCAACAATCTGCGCAAAGTCGTCATAAATGACAACACGCTGATTTTTGTATCCATCCCAATAATCTTGTTCTACATTCCGCATGTAGATGTCCATCATTGGGTCCAGTTCGCCGTTAGAGTTTTGGGCTATTCCGTCAAGGTTCAATAATTCCACAGCCAAAGGCCACATCATTCCTGATTTTCCCATTCCAGAACTACCCTGGAGATAAATCACCAATGGTTCAATTCTCGGTCCAGATCTAAAAGCTCCACTAGCTGTCGCTTTCTCGTAATAGTTCTTCAACACGCTCCAATGAACATTGAATGGTTGAAGCACTTCTCGTGGTGCTTTAGATTCAGCAGCTTTCTGTGCATAAATTAGACCGTCTCGATAGAGATTGTTCAATTTGATGCACGTCTCGCTGTTCTTGGCAATTTCATCACACTTGGTCAAACTGACCATGTCTTGAATCTCTTTGAACCATTTCTGAATTCCGTCCAGGTACAATTCCAATTCTCTTGTTTCAGCAGGCATTCCGGTAGCCCATTCGTATATCTTCTTGATAACGTATGAGCATACCTTTTCTAATCCAGTCCAGGCTGATCCGAGTCCGCGAACTACAGATCCTAATTTGGTCACTCCAGCTAGGCACTCATTGACTTCAGAATCCTTTGGGATCTTCTTCATGAGTACGGTTCCGCCAAGAATGGCGATGATAGTCGCAATGGAGGCCATAGGGTCCAATCCGCTATTTTGGGCAAAGAGACCACCGCGCAAATAATTTATTGCGGTGGCACAATGGTCCTTAATAGCTTCCCAAATAGTCCGGGCCAAAGAAATTTCCAATCCACTCGTAACGATGATATCACAAACCAAGGCAAAAACTACCGTTGATTTAAATCGTGTGGTTAGCATTGCTACGATCTTACAACACAACGAAATCGCACGCTGAATGTACGGGATTTCGAAAGAGAGACTGGTCATAAATTTGCTGAGGGATTCAGCTAAATCATTGACAGGTCCTTCTGTGTTGTGATGTACGTTGTGTTCAATGGAAAATAATCCTTGGGCGTTCAGAACGATAACAGGTGACAATCGCTCCCATAAGTCCTTAAAGTCCTTATCAAGAGTGTTGATACGCACCTTTATTCTGAAATCTGCAAGTTGCACATGAACGTCATGCATTCTTCCCTGTGTTCGTGAGAACAAAGGTACTGTTTTGTTGGCGCCGTAAGATTTCACCAAAAGTGAAAACTTAGAATCGGTAGCAGCAAAATTCGACTCCATGACTAATTGTTTGAGAATCGTGCGCTTCTGGGTGTTGTTGCGCGCACGTTCCTTAATCTGTTCAATCTGCATATGCTCATAACGAGTGCCTCCTTGGGCCTGCATAATGAGCACTACGCTTTCTTGAATGACAGGAGTGAATTTACCGTTACCATGTTGGCTCCAAGCATGGTTGTTAGCTCGTTCCAGGCATTTAAATCTAAGTGTTGGGCAAAGTTTACATCCGATGGGTCCGAGGTAGTTACAGGAAACAACATGTTCACTAGCTGTATGTCCAGTGACAAGTGTTCCACAATAACAGAAAATCGTCGAGTTACATTCCGTGTTGGCAAGGTGTTGAACAACTGCCTTAATCGTCTTGTGACCACATTTACAACGTGGACAAATGCGAACATTCGATAAAACCGTGGTCGTAAAGTGGTCGTCTTCCAGTTTCTGTCTTGAAGTTTCCCCTGTAATCCCCCCAAAAGTAGTTGAAGAATCCATGATAGCAATATAAGTTTTTCGTCGAGTACATACGGCGCAGGATAAATACCCACTATTCCTCGATATACGTACTTCGTACGAATGGCTCACGCTGCCAGTGTTGCTAATACTGGTGAGAGTTTATCCAATCGCACAAAGACTTGTTACACTAGTAGCGTACTATATCTTTCGGCTACCTATAACGTGTTCCAGGCTGTCTCTACGTCAAATCAAAATCAAAATAATAATCAAAATCGCAATTTACGTTTGTAGGGTCTATGACATATACTAGATAACTTATTCTCTAAGAAAATATATTATATAGCGGTCAATAACATTTCCGACTAACTTAATAATTT